TCTTTTTTGGTGTTGCTGATGGCAGATATTTGCTATGCAATGTTTTAATCTCCACAGAACAATCACGCACCTGCGTATATGCAGGATTGTACACGTTGCCCGTGCAGATAAAATACCGCCCTTTGCTATACATTTCTACATTGCCACGTTTTCTTGCGCCCTGCGGTAATTCGCCTTTGCAGATGATATGCAACCCTGCACCGCTTTTAGATAGTTCCGCATAACTTTGCAATGATTCAACAAATTCATCACAAAAATCCACATCGTCACGGCAATGATCTAAATCAACACCGAAATAAGGTGGAGAAAATTCAAAGCCCAAATAATCAAACCCGTATTTTTCACAAGCCTCAACTGCTTCATCAAATGTCCCCCATGTAGAGGGCGTATTTGCCATTGCATTACCGCCTGTATGCGGATTCTTTGGAATCTTATCATTGCCAACTGCACATACCCATTGCGGTAATTGTTTTAATTCATTTGGTATGTTTTCAATTATTGTTTTCATTCTCTTTTACTCCCTGCAATCTTTTAATTTCGGATTCCATAACGATCCATCTGCGTGAACCTTCGATTTTATTCGCTCGCATTTTCCCGTTGTGAACCCATTCCCTTGCAGTTCGTACTTTAATACCTAATAGATTTGCCGTTTCAATTAAATTATAACCTTTTTCCATTTTCTCACTCCTTTCATGGTTAATGTCATCAGTATAATCTGAATGTTTCTATATGTCAATATATGTATTTCCATTCTATTTTCTTTTGTTTGTTTTTGCAATGCCTTATTATTGTTGTCTGATTTAATCCAGTTTTTTCACAAGCATCTTTTATTGATTGATATTTTTCTCCAGTAATGATATTTTCGACTGCACGGTATTTTGCTTCAGTTGCTTTTTTCAAAACATGATTTGGAAATTTTTTGCCTTTTAATGATTCTTTCGCCTTTGCTCTTGCTTTAGGAGAATGCATTGCATTGTTGCCACTTTTAAAATTTTTCTTTTGTGCTTCACTCATATGTTTTTTTGTTTCTTCACTTCGTACTTGACCTTTTTGAAAATTTGATATTTTCTTTTTTGATTCCTCTGACATCGTTTTTCCGAGATTTGCAATCCGTAATTTTTCTTTTGTAGAATCAGAGCAAATACGATTTTTTATGCCACCTAAAGAAATATTATAACCATATTTTTTATCAGCAGAATTATATTTTTTTATCAATTCAATTTCCATTTTATCGGCTTCATCGAAAGAAAGATTTTCAGCAATAATTATATGCTTAATATTTTCCCATCCATATTTTTTGATTGCATTTTTCATATAAGGATTTTTGTAATTACCACCATCTGCACCCCATCGCAATTTGGGTTTCCAAGTAGTAACTCCTATATATCTTTTGCCATTTGGAAACAAATGCATATATACTGTATACATAATCTACCTCAAATAAAAATCCCTGTCATAAGATAGTGCGAGTATCTTATAACAAGGATTTACAGATGCAATATGAAATTATCAAGACACAATATCTCGCACATATTGCATCCACTTATATTATATCATATCCGCACTTTTTGTAAACGGCTAATCGCTTTTTATGCCATGATTTATACATTCCAAAATCATCTATTAAATCTATAACAGTGCCATGATCTTTGCCATTGGCTTTTCTTGCAACTCTGCCTGTGGATTGTTCAATAATTGTGGAATCCTTTTCGGGTGTCGCTAAAACAATATATCTTAAATTGGGAATGTCCAAACCCTCGGATGCAAGTTTGTAACTCGCAAATAAACAATCAATCTCGCCATCATTTAACGCCTGTAACGCCCGTTTCCGTTCTTCCTTTGCCGATTTACTATTGCCCGTTGCGGATAAAAAATTACTCCTGCCGAAATAATGTTTATTCAATTTCTGCAAATATTCAATCCGATTAGCAAGCACGAGAACAGGTTGATGTGCAGGAAGTTGTTCTATTGTTTTTAAAACAAATTTAAACCGATCCTCATCATGAATCAGATCATCTACAAGACGGGCATAATTAATCGTTCCATCGCCCATTAACACATTATCAAAATCGGGCTGATAATTTGTATCCCATGACATCACCCGAACAGGGCAAGTTGTATCTTTTACATCTTCTCGTGTTACCTCATAGATCACACCGCCAAGCAAAGCAAACATAGATTGCTCTAACCCGTCTGCCCGTTTCGGTGTTGCGGTTAATCCAATTTTATATCTTGCGGATAAAGAAGAAATCACTTTGTAGAATTGCGTTACTTTTGTCGGACTACCACAGCAATGCTGACATTCATCAACGATAATCACATCCCAAACATCCTTGTATTGATCCAAATCGATTTTACTTAATGTCTGAACTGTTGCAAACGTGATTCCTGCGCCTATATCGACCTTTCCTGCGGTTATTTTGCCGTATGTGGCAGAAGTATCAAGAACGGATTTTGCACGGCTGTATGACTGATTTAGAAGGTCTTGTGTATGCGTAAGCCATAATGTCCTGCCACCGATACGAGAAATAATTTCCATGCCCATATTCGTTTTTCCGCTACCGCATGGAGCGACTAATATGCCATTCTTGCGTTCTAAAACGGCTTTTACGGCATTTTCTTGATACGGATACAGATTTATATTACTTCGATACGAAACCGCCCGAATTGGCTGAATCTGATAATCATACACAATATCATTGCCGAATTGATTGTTTAATTTCTGTATACACCCAAACGGCACACGCAACTCATTCCCAATCTTTTCATACAGCCAAATCCATCTTGGCGTATTTCCTGTCCACAATCCCATGCGTTCTTTTTTGTGATATTCGGGATTCGGCAGGATTAGGTTATGATCACACCAATCGACAACGGCTTTTGGATAATCTGCAATACTTAATTTATTTGCTACTTTTACTTGCATTTTTCTCCCGTTTCTTTCTCAAGATTTCTTCCCTGTTTCGGTAATATCGTGCAGATGCCTGCGCAATACATTTTTCTCTGTGTTGCTGATAATACTTTTTAGCATTTCTGTTTTTTCTTGCCCTTGTTTCTTCTAATGTCTTTTTTTCTTTTACTTGATGGATCGTATCATAAGGGCTTTTATTGCTGTCCGAAATGCAATCATCAAATTTGCAATTGAAACAATCAAAATCACACACTTTATTTTTCAAGATCAATCTTTCCTTTCTTCTTCAATTCGCAGTAATCGATCATAATGATTCTGTCATCATGCTCTACCGCAATAAATGGATTCGCATTACCACACGCAAGCCATTTTTCAAATGCCATGATCTGATTTTCTTCTAACCTGCTAATTCGGAAAATTTTATCCTTGCAAGTTTTACAATCAAGCGCAAGTGCTAATCCGTCTTTTACTGCGATAATATCAAACGGCTGTGAACCTCTGTTATCGGGCGAAATAAAATGTACCCAATACCCTTGCTTTGCCAAATATCCCACCATGGCTTTTTCAAATTCTGTACCTAATTTTTTATTATTCATTCTCTATCTTCTCCAATCATTACTCGTTCACAATGTGGGCATCTGTATAATGCGAAAACCTTTTCTTTATCAAAGTCACATGATGGATGCATTCCACATTCTGAACAATACCACCCGTTCCATGCTAAAATCCATTTTGCACTATACGGGCATAATTCTGTTTCTTTGCAATACGAATAACTATGCGGTATCAATCTATCCACTATATTTTTCGGATGTCTAAAACAATCAAAATTCGTGCAATCATCCAAGCAGAAAGTAATATCATCACTCATCTTTTTTAACCTTTCCTACAACATACAATGCAGTTGCAACAACAAAAATAATGATCATTAGCGGTAGCCCGAACAGGATCATCATGATCGTCACCACAACTGCCGTTGTTCTTTTCTCATATTGAAATTCAACTGCCCAAGATAAAGCAATGATGCAGTTAAAAATCAAGTATAATAAAACAAAAATAATCCAAATAAAAATCATTCTTTTTCACCTCGCATATCCGCACCACACCAAGGACAAAACGGAACTTCTCCCCACGAATTTGATTGCTTGCAGTTAGAGCAATAGTGTTTGACCTCATCTTCTCTATCTACCATCCATCGTGCTTTTTTCACGGGTTTATATAAATACATCTGTATAGATTCTTTAGTTCCAACCACTAACTGAATAAAATTACACTCCATCTTCATCACCCCCTCATGTCAGCACCGCAGTTAGGACAGTAGTCGAACAACTGCTGTCCATAATCCGTGTCAAAGTACGCTTCTTTGTAACAGACGGAACAGTATTTCTCTCCGTGCAGATATACATACGGATGTCTTTCTCGCTCCTCTTTGGGAACATCAAGACCGTCAACCCACTCCCCACGTTTTCGCTCAAGTGCTTCGATTGCCATTCGGATTGCTTCGTCATGTTTTTCCCTTTTACCAATCGGGTCTAATAAATAATCAATCGCTTCTTCCCTTGTCATCTTCTCTCCTCTCTCTCATACTTCCGTACAGACATACGTTGCCTCGGAACACTACTCCGTCCCAAACAAAATGATGATATATGCAGTCGGGACAGTAATAGTTATTCAACTTACAAAATCTTCGATGTTTAATTTTTTGTATTAACCGTTTCAGCATCTTCTCTCCTTTCCCATTTTATGAGTAAATCATTAAGTGATCTTTCCGTTATCGAATACGGAAAACATTTATCTTTTTGCTCTATAATCCATTCAATCGGTATCACATCGGCTGTCGGCAATCCATCAATGCGTTTTTGTAAAACACATTCACTCATTCCGTCCTCATTAGTGCCGAAAGAACATTCATTGCAACTAATCCCTTCGCACACTTTATCAACAATCGCATTTGAAGCAATGTATCTGTTCATCCTCTCTCCTTTCTCCAAAACTGCAATAATCGTTTGGCTTCTTTTCGTTTCGTATCATTCGACAACAAGTATCCTTATACTTGCAATCCTTACACCTCACGATCTCCACTACATCGGCTACGGATGGCAAACTTCTAATATCCTTGATGATGTCCAACCAATCTCTCATCATTCGATTTTCATCCCAAAAGCAATCAATTGCATCCTGCCTGTTTATTAAGTCGCTCATTCTTCTTTCCTTTCTCGCATATCAGAACCGCAGTTGGGACAGAAGTTGTAAAGCGGTTGATTAAATCCATAGAATCTTGCCCAACTACATTCAGAGCAATACCATACATAGCCTTCACCCATCACAACAATTTTGTCTTGAATCCACTCGCCATGCTTACGCTCAACCACATCGGCTGTCGGCTGTTGTTCAATTGCACTCATTGCTTCATTAATTGTTCGGTATATCATTTCATGGATTTTATGTTCTGAATATTCGGGAAGATCACTATGTCTTTCATCGGGTGATTCCGCAAATGCCCAATCGTTAAAATTCAAAAACAGTTTATCCGCATCAATGTATCTGCTCATCAATTAACTCCTTTGCTTTTTTTGTTCTTGCTAATCTTTCAGCAAGCCTTTCGGATGCACGTTCAATGATTTCATCTTTCCATTCTTGTATATATCCATCAACTTTCTCGCCTACAATTACGGACATTCCTTGTTTTGTGCTTCTGCTATAATAACCGCATTTATCTAACAATGCTTGTTCGACTTCTTTGTTTAAGTAATCTGCAACTTTATTTTCATAATCTACACTTAAACATTTTTCAATTACTTTTTCATCAATCTGTAATGGAATATTGATAATCATAATTTCACCTTCTCCTTTCTAACTTATTTAACTTTTCTAACCTGCTTAATCGGATGATTGTAAAAATGTTTATTACACATTGTAAAATGATAAATACATATAAGAGAATTAAGAGAATCATTCCTTAATCACCTCCACTAAATTAAGTTCTGCCGTACAAATCCACATCTGTTTCTTTTCATCCCATGCTTCAATATAGGATACACATTTTGCAATTTCATCTTCACAATCCCGAATCAGTTTATGTGCAACTCCGTACTGTGCATCATACTCGGCTTCACCATCTGCACTATGCAAGAATTCATGACTTGCTTGATTGAGTTCAAAACTCGTTGTGATAGGGATCATCTTTTCTTTCTTGCCGAAATAACCATAATACCCCGCACGAATATTTCTTAATGTTTGCCATTCCGCTTGTGTACACATCTTTTTTATCAGCCAATATTTGAAGTGCCTGCACAATCTTCTGATTTTATACTCTAACATATTCATTGTTTCATTCTCCTTTCTTTAGGAAGTAGGCTTTTGCCTACTTCCTATCAATCAAACGGAAGTCCTTTGTCCTCAACTACTTTATCGGACACCTGCATAAATCCATCAGACGCATTTGTTTTTGGCTCACTCCATGCAGGAAGATCAGCCTGTTTTTCTGCCTTGATAAAATAACTTACTTTTGCAGTTGTATTGCCGTTATATTCATCATGCTTTACTTTACAAGCACCGACTTTACCGATCCAATTGGCAAGGTTTGTATCGCCTTCGGGAATGTCTTTGAAACTATCATAAAACTGCGTCAGCATCCGATTCGTGATCTCTTTTCTGTCGGGCATAAACACGATGTAATGATACAAAAGTGAATTCTGTCCGCTTACCTCAAACTGCAATGCAAGCATATCATTGCCATTTTTGCTTTTTGCCTTTTCTGCACTCTTGATCCGAATGCGATACTGTCCTTCGGGCATCACATCAAATTTCTGTTCCTCTCTTTTGTATTCCCACATATTACTGTTCCTCCTTTACTGTTTTGAAATTTACAAAATCTTCAATGCGTACTGATTTACGATCATCAATCTGATTTTTTGCATATACGTTGTTACTTGCTTCAAGACGAATCCCATGCTCGCCATCTTCA